CTGCCTTTTTTAAAAATCCTTGGACAACTTTCACCAGAAGTTAATAAACGTGATGGTAAGTATGTCGAAGGTGCAGAACCAGGAATGATATTCAATTCTGTTTCTGGAGAACTCTATGATGGAGTGAAAGGTATTGATGTAATACCATGCTTTTATAAGTTGGAGTACATCGAATGGAAAGATAGAGGAGAAGGTCTAGGTGCACCAGTTGCAATCTATGATTCATCTTCTGATATCATGTCCAAAACAAAACCTGATGCAAACTACAAAGATAGATTACCAAATGGTAATTATATTGAGAAGACTGCATCTCACTTTGTTATAGTGTCGGGAGATAGTCCATCAACAGCTTTGATCTCCATGAAGTCTACTCAATTAAAAATTAGTAGAAAATGGAACTCAATGATGTCTGGTATCAAGATGAAGGGTGCAAACGGAATGTTTACACCGGCATCTTTCAGCCACATTTACAAACTAAAGACTACCCAAATGTCTAATGATAAGGGCACATGGTTTGGTTGGGAAGTTAGTAAAGTTGGCCCAGTAACTGACAAAGGTCTTTACGATCAAGCTAAAGGTTTTAGTGAAAATATTTCTAAAGGAAGTGTTAAAGCTAAACATGGCGAAGATAAACCAAAGGACCAAGCTAGCATTATATAATTCCTTCGGGATATGTGCACAGTGTGGGCCGAAAGCGAGAGTGGACGGCCCACATAGACAGTTATTATGGAAAGATACATAGAATATTTTAACGGATATAGGAATGCCTATGGTGTGGCTGATTTTAATCACCAGGATTCCAAGATAGATTCTGAGACAGGAAAAAAGAAACCTGTCTACAGATGGAATTTCGAAGAACTTACTAAAGATATTTATCAACAACATCTAGATGGTAAATTATCTATTGGTATACAACCATGTACAGAAGAATCAGAAGTTAAGTTTGGTGTCATAGATATAGATCCAAAAGACTATGCGGACTTCAACAAAAAAGATTACATAGACATCATACAACAATACGAATTACCTTTACTACCAGTCGAGTCTAAGAGTGGTGGACTACATTTATTTTTATTTATGGATACGTTTACAGATTCTAAAACTGTAAAATCTTTTCTTACAAATTTATTATCTTTGTTTGGATTAAAACAAGACACAGAGATATTTCCAAAACAAACACAGCTAACAAAAGATAGTGAGACAGGTCAACTACGACCAGGACAGTTTATAAATTTACCATACTTTGGGGAGGAGCGTAAAGCTTTGAACGTTGACGGTACGACGTTTACACTAGATCAGTTTATGAAAGTGATCAGTGCAAACCTGGTTACAAAAGAAAGACTGAAAGGAATTACAGAAGAGATCGAAACAAAAAGCATGGAAGGTGTGGACGAAGAATTTACAGAAGGTCCACCGTGTCTAGCAGCAATATCTAAATTATCCAAGAACGAAAACTTTGATGGCAAAGACAGGTTTATGTACAACTATCATGTTATGGTTAAGATGAAGTATCCTGACAATTGGCAACAGAAAGTTATGAATGCACCAGTAAAATATTTTGCTGGCGTACATGCAAACGCGTGGGATCAAAAGTTTTTAAATCAAAAAGTAAAATCATGGAACAGAAGTTCTAAGGGTTATACTTGTACACAAAGTCCACTCAGTGAGAATTGTAAGAAAGGTATTTGTGTAAAGAAAAAGTTTGGAGTTTTAGCAGGATCAAAAGGTTCTTATCCTGTATTGACAAACCTAAAGAAGATAGATTTGGATCCAGAACCTGAGTACGAGTTTGATGTAACAAAACCTGATGGTATTGGTACAGCAACAGTGCACTGTAAAAATGTAGAACATCTAAACGATCAGCGTAAAAGACGTAACTCAATATCAAAAGCTGCAGGATTTTTACCACCACTAATTAAGAATGATGAAGAGCAAACTGTAATGGATGCATTGTATCAAACACAAAAGATTGTACAGCCACCGGTAGGTACATCACCAAAAGAAAAATTACATGATGTTATACATGCAAAAATACATGGACCAAAAGCTACAAGCGATGCTGCATTTAAAACTGGAGCTGTGTTAATGGAGGGTGAGTATGCATTTTTTAAATTCGATAAGTTTTATGACAAACTAAAAGCAAAAAACTGGAAGTACAGCGAAGATAAAACAGGACGTATGATGCAGGTATTGTACCAAGAATGTGAGATAGAGTTTCTAGAACAGAAAAGATTCCCATCAAAAGAAGCAGGTAAATATCACTCATCAACAAAAAACATTATACAAATAAATGTAAAAGAGTTTGAAGAAGTACCTATCCATCACACACAAACAAAACATAAGACGGATATAATATGATCAGTAGAAAATTATTCGGGCCTCCGGGAACAGGGAAAACAACAAGGCTACTAAAATATGTTAAAACATTTTTAAAATTAGGAACACCTATTGATAAGATAGGATACTTTGCATTTACAACTAAAGCTGCAAACGAGGCTGTCGATAGAATGCTAGATGCATATCCAAAGTATCAAAGAAAAGATCTCAAACATTTTAGAACGCTACACTCTCTTGCTTTCAATCAATTGGGTATGAAGAAAGCTCAGGTTATGCAAGATGAACATTACGAAGACATAGGCAGACAACTAGGTATAGAGGTTACCGTTTATTCTAATGGTGAAGAGTCTACAGGATTTATTAATTCTGACAGTGAGTATTTTAATTTAATTAATGCAGCTAGAATAAAAAATATTTCCATTGAAGAAGAGTACAACACTGACATGTATTCACAGGACATGGATAAGAGACTACTACAAATTATCTCTGATGAAGTAGATAGCTACAAACAAGCGTATGCTCTGATAGATTTTACAGATATGATTGAGAAATTTATTGTGTCTAAATTGTGTCCGAAATATGATGTAGCATTCATTGATGAAGCACAGGATTTATCACCGATACAATGGAAAATGTTCAATATTATCAAGGAAAATAGCAAATATGTTATACTAGCGGGCGATGATGATCAAGCAATTTATGGCTGGGCAGGCGCAGATGTAAAAAAATTTCAGCAGGAAATTTCAAAGAAGAACATAATTTTGCCACAATCTTACAGGGTTCCACAACAAGTTCAACACATAGCGGACAAGATATTAAAACTAATTCCAGAAGATAGACGTGTACAAAAAAGTTGGAAGGCAAGAGAAGAACAAGGCACAGTAAACTATGTTTACAATCTTGAAGATGTACCAATAGACGAAGGTAATTGGTTGGTGTTAGCAAGATACAATGACAAATTAAATAGACTCAAACCTTTTCTAAAAGAACGTGGTATTTATTTTGAGTACAAAGATCGTAAAAGTTACAAGGTAACCTTGTTTAGAACAATTCTAAACTATATACGATGGCAGAAAGGTGACGAGTTATCTTTACCAGAAGTAAAAGATATATTTGAATACACAAATACAGACACAGAACTAACAGAAGAAAAAATGTATAATTTGGAAGAGTTTGGGTTTGATAAAAAAATACCTTGGTATGATGAATTTACATCTGACTATGAAGAGTGTTTATATATAAGAGAAATGTTAAGTAATGGAGAAGAATTAAGAAAGGACCCAAGAGTAAAGTTATCTACTATACATTCTGCAAAAGGTGGAGAAGCAGATAATGTATTATTGATATTAGATAATACAAAAACAATACGAGATGCATTAGAAAAAAGCTCTGACAAACAAGATGAAGAACATAGAGTTTGGTATGTAGGTGTAACTCGTACAAAACAAAATTTATATATCATGGCAGCAAAAAAGGAGGACCAAGGTTATGACATCGAAAGTTTGGGATAAGCAGCACGGCGGGAGTCACTATCAAAAATATAAAATTCAACCCAGTAAGTTTGTAGTAGAGAATGAATTGCTATATCCCGAGGGTTGTGCTATAAAATATATCATTCGTCATCGTGATAAGAATGGAAAGGAAGATATATTGAAAGCAATACATTTTTTAGAAATGATACTTGAAAGGGATTATGCCGACGAAAGCAATGGTTAAAAGAAATATTGTGATAGATAAAAAATATAAATTTCAATTAGAAATTTATTTAGGTTTAGATTGTCATGACGATATTACATGGGAGATATTTCCAGAGGACTATCATGCAGCGTTGTATGCTTTTTCAAACAAAGATAAATTAAATCAAATTATAAAACAAAAACATATTTATGAAAATTCCTAAATTTGAAGCACAGACTGAATGGGTTAAACCTACAGAATTCCCAGACCTAAGACAAGTAGATGAAATAGCAATTGACCTGGAGACAAAAGATCCTGACCTAATCAAGAAAGGATCTGGTTCTGTTATTGGTAATGGTGAAGTTATAGGTATAGCGGTTGCTACAAAATATTTTAAAGGATACTTTCCAATCGCACATGAAGGCGGTGGTAACATGGACAGACAAAGAGTCTTGACATGGTTGAAAGACATACTTGAATCACCATCAACAAAAGTATTTCATAATGCAATCTATGACGTTTGTTGGTTGCGGGCGATGGGGTTTAAAATAAATGGTGATATAGCCTGCACAATGATAGCTGCAGCGTTGACTGATGAGAACAGATTTCGTTATGATCTCAATAGTTTATCGTGGCACTATCTTGGTTATGGTAAGAACGAAGCTGCACTTGCAGAAGCTGCAGAAGAGTGGGGCATAGATCCTAAATCAGAAATGTACAAGTTACCTGCAATGCATGTTGGTGCATACGCAGAACGTGATGCTGAAGTAACATTAGGACTTTGGCAAGAAATGAAAAAAGAAATTATTAGTCAGGACTTAGAAGATATATTTGATTTAGAATCTGATTTGTTTCCTTGCCTGGTTGACATGAGATTCAAAGGTGTACGTGTAGATGCCGAGCGTGCACACCAAATGAAAAAAGAATTAATTACACAAGAAAAAGAATTATTACATAAAATAAAAAGTGAAACAAATATTGATACACAGATCTGGGCAGCTAGATCTATTGCAAATGTATTTGATATATTAAGATTAGAATATCCAACAACAGAAAAAACAGGTGCACCAAGTTTTACAAAAAACTTTTTACAAGAACACAAACATCCTGTTGTAAATATGATTGCACAGGCAAGAGAAATTAACAAAGCACACACAACATTTTTAGATTCTATCCTACGTTATGAACATAATGGCAGGATACATGCAGAGATAAATCAATTACGTAATGCTGGGGGTGGCACGGTTACTGGTAGGTTTTCCTACCAGAACCCTAATCTACAGCAAATACCAGCTAGAAACAAAGATCTTGGACCTAAGATAAGGTCATTATTTATACCCGAGGAGGGCCATACATGGGGTTG